TTTTAAGGCCAATCATTTTTTCTTTTTTATAATAACCAAATAACAATATAATAGTTTTAAGAAGAGAGGCTAAAAAGCCTCTCTAATTTTATTATCATCCTTCGCAAACAATACATTCAGAATATAAATCTCTCTGTTGTTTACTATCAGCTCGTAAATTACTTTCTGATCTTAAATAGTACAGAGCTTTTATTCCCAGTTTCCATGCTTCAATGTGAACTTGATTTATCCATTTAGCAGGAGCGTCGTGAAAAAAAGCAAGATTCAAAGACTGTCCTTGATCTATATACTCTTGTCTTACGGCAGCTTGTCTAACTAATTCTAACTGATTAATTTCCTTAAAGGTTCTAAATATCTCTTTCTCCTCTTCCGTCAATTCATCTATATTTTTAACAGAACCTTTATCCTCTGCAATTATATCCCATGTTTGAGGAGTATTTAATCCTTTTTCGTCTAGCAATGTTTCCAAATCCGGATTTCTTCTTAAGTGAGCTCCTTTTGCGTCATCGTCCATGTATAAGTTGGCGGCAAATGGTTCAATTCCTTGGGATACTCCTCCGGCTAATTTTGATGAACTTCTATTAGGTGCTACGGCAATACATGTTAAATTTCTATATCCACTACCTTTACACCACGTAGGCTCTCCAAATTCACTAGCCATCCACATAGAAGCCTTATCTGATTTTTCCTTCAAGTGACTAAAGATAACTCGAGTTAAAGAAGTTGCTTGTATGCCTATGAAAGGAATCCTCATTTTTTGTAGCAACGAAGCCCATCCTAATGCTCCTAATCCTAAAGCCCTAGATTTTTCAGCAAATCTTATAGAGTCTTCAATTCCTTGGATGTGTTTAGCTTTGTCTAAAAATTCGGAAATAACTGCGTCTAAAAATATAGTAGCATAATAAACTGCATCGGTTTTTGACCACTCCTCCCACTTATATAAATTCATAGAAGATAAGCAACATACAAAAGTGTGGTTTTCATCCGAAGGTAACATTATTTCTGCGCATAATTGACTGTGTCTTACCTTGAGATTATATGTAGAGAATGTACTTTTAAGACTAGCGTTAGCGTTATCTGTAAAAAAAGTATAAGGCTCTCCGGTTTTAACACGAGTTTTTATATGCTCTAGCCATAATTCTCTCTTGCTACCATTCTTATTAACTACCTCCTCCATAAAATCATTAGAGAATTTAGCGCCCATGTGAATATTATGACATTGCCTATTAATATCTCCTTTAGGTTCTCTAATTTTTAAGAAGTCGGCAAATTCAGGATGGTTTGCAGATAAGTATAAAGCTACGGCACCTCTTCTCATTTTACCCTGCTTAGATGCTATAATAGTAGAATCAAAAGACTTCATAAAAGGTATAATTCCATCAGTAGTACCATTAGTTCCATCTTTTATTGGAGCTCCCTTAGGTCTAATTTCAGAAAAATCATAAGCCGTTCCTCCTCCATGTTTAGATAATATAGCCATCTCGAGATTTTTTCTATATATATCGTACATAGAATCTCCGATATATCCACCAAAGCATGAGATAGGCAATCCTCTGTTAGTTCCAAAGTTACTCATAACCGGAGTTGATGGTATTAGCCAACCATTCCAAAGTATCTCGAAAAACTTGGAAAATAATTCGGGTTTGTTTAAATAAGTTGCAGCCGTACTAGCTATTCTGTTATAAGCATCTTTTGGAGTTTCTTTGTTTTGTAAATAACCCCCAAGCATCGTTGTTAAGTATAAGCTATTATTGCCCCACTCCGGTATGTCATCTATGGACCAACCTTGTTTTTTAGCTAAATCGTGTAGTTCGTTCATTGTTTATAATTTAAAATAAGTCATCACTGTTCCAATCTTCGTTAGGTTTTGCATATCCTGTTTCCCTATTATCAAAGAAATCAGTTTGTTGCTCACCAGACACCATAATGTAAAACCAAGACATATTCTCCATTGATTTTGGGTTTACTTTATATACAGGCTCTAATCCTAATTCAACTAGTTTTCTATTAGCTCTGTCATACATAAAATTCTTGAGATCTTGTTTTGATATGGTCTCTAATTCTCCCATTTCAAAAATACTCTCTATGTATAAGAATTCATTTACAAGAGATAATTGAACTCCTTCTACTATACTTTTTTTGAATTCAGATGTCCAGATGTCAGGATTCTCTTTAACTAGTTCTCTAAACAACTTACATCCTGCTTCGCTATGTAAACTTTCATCTCTTACGGAAAATATCATTTGTTGTCCAATACCTTTTAGCCTGTTTGATTTTCTAAAAGAGAGAAGAACTGCAAAAGAACTAAACAATTGAATGCCTTCGGCGCATGCGGAAAATAATGCTAGACTTCTTGCGATGTTTGATATGGATGTATCATTTTTATCTACATCAATCAGAACTTGCAATTTATTCATAGTAGCCTCATCTTGCATGAATGCTTGAAAGTCATCTAAGCCTAAAGAATCATTTAAATAAGAGTAGGCTGTCGCATGTATTGTTTCAAATGATCCAAATGTTACTGCCATCATCTTGATTTCAGGAATTGGAAACCATGTAGTAACATATTGTGACCAATAATCATTTACATGTGTTTCAGTTTGGGCAAATCCTTTTAAGATGTTACCAATGACATTTTTTTCAGATTTTGTAAGATTTTCATCCCAATCTTTGATGTCTTTTTGCATGTTAATTTCCGTATGCAACCAGTGGGCGTTCTGTTGTTTGAACCAATAATCATAAGCCCATTGATACTCAAATGGTTTAAAATGCAATCTCTCTTTTAGTAAAGGCATAATGTGAAAAGTTGAATGTTTATAATTTTGTTTTCGGTAAGAATAAATACCTGACTAACTTTAAATTTCATTGTACTCTTTGAAAAACTTATCTACTTCTGCCGGATCAAAAGCACTTGAATTTTTTGGAGCGGGACCTCTATCATCATCATCTACATCGGATATCAAATTGTTAATAATATGTTTTCCACATTTAGTATCTAACATGCCTTCAAATGATAATCCTAATTCTCCTAATCTTGATGCTACAATGTGATAAATGTTTTTTCTTGATAATGAGAACATGAAATCACATACCATGAGAACATTATATGATTCTGCAATGTGTTCTCCATTTACAATTTTAGCTGATTCGGATGTTCTATTTGCTTGAGAGGGAACCCATGCTGGAACTCTATATTCATCTGCTATGTTTCTAATGTCGGTAAAGATTTCATCTAATGCAAATCTCTTCTCTGTCTTTGTAGATTTTAGTAATTTTGGGTCATCTATAATGATTAATCCCGGCGAAATTCCTTGGTGGATACATTGATCTAAATGTCCTCTGATAGTCATTGTAGATGCTTTGTATGCTCCATATTTCTTAATGATTAACTTGCCTGGAATTTCATCCATCTTCTTATTAATCAAAGGCATGTTATCTTTAGACAAGTTATCCAATGATATGTCTGTGATGTAAGCGTCAATCCTCTTTGAAATTTGAGTAGGATACAGTTCCATGGTATAGTAGATTACGTTCACCCCTAACTCCATAGCGTGAGCAGCTAAAGATATAAGCAACCATGATTTACCTCCCTTTGGTGGACATAATACAACGCCAAGTTCGCCATAAGATAGACCTCCTTTCATGTAAGAATTAAGAACAGGCCATGGAGTAGGAATCGGATTTCTATCATCCTCCATGTATCTATTTTCTAAAGTTTCTTCATACATGTATCCTAAGTCTAATTCTGAACCTGCATTATGTGCTTTGTTTATAGCAGAAAAGGCAGCGTCAAAATCATTTCTTTTAACTAAGTCAACAGCATTTCTTAGGGCTTTTACATATTCCCTATTTCTACAAAACTCCACAATTTTGTCCTTGACATGTTGTAAGTCCTTAGAGTCAGCAAAATCCAAGGAACTCTTAAGAAACATGTAAATACTCTGGGCATGGATTTTATTTCTTTCTGCCTGAGAATCGTTTTCATCCTTGTTTGCTAATTCCTTGATGTTTATTTTTAAAACATCTATTGTAGGTTGTATTTTGTATGTCTCATAATATTCATACATTTTTTCTACTACCCAAGACATAGCCTCGTTCTCAAAATAATTTGGATCAAGAATGTCAATAATGCGAGTAAAAAAATTCTCGTCATTAAGCAAATTGTACAAAACCTTCTTTTGAAAATCCGTACCAAAAGAATTTAATAAATTGGCGGTCATTATTTATGATTTTAATCTGTTTACAAAGTTTCTATGCCATGAATCAAAGTCATTAATCCTAGAGAAAAGCCCGTCGAACGCAAACATTTGCATAAATTCATAGTCATAACTAGCGGGTACAAAATCCTGCAAAATTCTTCTTATTGCACTTTTTGTATGGTAAGAAACATCAACGTTATGTAACTGAATTAACTTGTAGTTTAATTCTAATTTATCAAAATCGTTAATGAGATTATCTAACCCTTTATACTTTTTACCCTCTGAAATCAAATCTTTTGCCCGATTGTAGAAGAAATCCAAATCTTCTATTTTAGTATTTCGTATTTCCGGGAAAAATTTAATTATGTTTTTTTCTCCTATAGAACCGAAGCTAGGAATGTTGTCGCTGCGGTCCCCTACAAAAGCCTTGTAATATACGAAGTTTTCTGGGATAATTCCAAATTCTTCGGCAACTTTTTTCGGAGAATACATAATTTTTTTTGTAGGGTTATAAACTTGTATGTTTTCTGATACTAACTGGAGGTAGTCTTTATCAGATGACATTATAAATTTATATTTGTAATCATCTAAGTCATTTGAGTTTATGAGAATAGAAATAACATCATCTGCTTCAACTCCGTCCATGATTAATTGAACAACAGGTAAATTATTTAAATACTCTATAAGTCTTCTAATTTGTCTTTCTGATTCTTTATCTGTACTTTCTGTCTTACTTTCGGTTAGTCTATTTAACTTAAGTCCTTTATGTTTGCCGGATTTATACCCTTTGTACATTTTTTTTCTCCGTACAGATCCTCCTTGACCATCAAATACAACAATAACTTTATTTATATTGTAAGTCTTAACAAAAGAAAACATACTTTCTAAGAATCCAAAGGCACCTCCTATTGTGTGCCCATCCGTGTTCAATGTCGGATAGGCGCAAAAGCATCTGATAAACAAATTAGTTCCATCTATTATAAGAACAGTCTTTTCGTTAGACATAGATCTATGATTATCTAACAATTTTGATAAATCAATTGTCATCTTCCGTTTCTTCTATGTGAATGAATGGAGTAGAATCTCCTTCGTCGCTACCGTCTCTTTTAATGTATGTTGTAATATAATAATCAGAGATATTAGAGAATATATCTTTACGTATTTCTTCCCTAGAAAATAGCTTATCGTGAAAATCTTTCCTTTGAAATTTTATTTCCTCTATAATTTCTCCGGTCTCTCTATTGCAATATTTATAAGTATACCAGGGTCCGGAAGCTGTTGCAATTCCTTTGTCTTTTAGGAAATCCATAATTGAACTTACATCATCAATTCCTGAGTTATACATAATATTGAAGGATGCTTTTCTATGAGGAGGTCCTATTCTATTCTTGATAATCTCTGCTTCCGTAGTAATACCTAAAGGCAAATCTTTTTCAGGACCCTGTATTTTTCCTTTCTTAACTAACTTAACTCTTATGGATGAGTGAAAACCAATAGCCTTACCTCCTGATGTAGTGTAAGAATCCCCCATTCCTGGTCTAGCCTGTAGATTCTGCCTAAGTTGGTTAGTGAAAATTAAAAGAATCTTTTCTCTGCCTAACAAGTTTGTAAGTTTACGCATGGCTTTAGATATAATGATTGCTTTTTGCGTAGCCCATCCATCTTTGTCGTAATTGCCCTCAATCTCATCCTTTGTACTTGCTCCCATTACTGAATCCACTACAATAGTTACGATTACATCTTTATTAGACGCTCTCATTTGCTCTATTATGGTTTCAACTGAATTAAAAACATCTTCGATAACTTCATGCTGCACATATACGAAGTTCTTTTTTAAATCTACGCCAATAGCACTCAGAAATTCTTTACTCACAGCACTCTCTGTATCTATGATAATACCAATTCCGCCTTTCTTTTGCGTTTCCTTTATAGCGTGAGCAGCTAATAAAGATTTTCCAGATTGTTCTAGTCCTATTAGTTCTATAATTTTACCTACAGGATACCCGCCATTTTCTCTGTTGGAAATAGCCATATCTAGTGTTGTACATCCGGTAGATACGAAGTCACTAACATTTGTAGGTGCTAACGTAGAGTCTTCTAGCTTGTAAGCTACAGTCCCTATGTCTTTTTTGTACTTAGCATTTATTGCATCTATCAAAGATGATGCAAAAGATGTGTCAGTCCTCTCTTGGGAGGATTCCTTTTTCTTTGCCATAATTAACGTTTTTTTATATAGAATCTAGAAATTTAGAAAAATCGTCTTCAAGTGATTTGGTAGCTACTGGTTTTTCAACCTGTTTATTTCTTACCTCTTCCGTAGTTTCTTGTGTCTTTGTGCCACCTCTTATAATCTCAGTTGATTCCGGTGCCTTGCTTTTTGAGAATAAAGATCCTGCTAAAGAAGTTACCATTTTTTCAATCTCTTCTTTTGTATGAGTAATGTACAAACCCTCAATATTTCCCATTTCCTCATACTGTCTCTTAAAATCCTCAATAGTATAGCCTTCTTCCGCTCTTTCTATCAAATTAGTCGGGCTTCTCTTTGCTGTAATTTCCACTCCACCTCCGGAAGGTTTGGTGATAACTAAGTCAGTTCCTATTTTTAAGTCAAAGATTTTTGACGAGTCTTCTCCTTCTTCCTCAAAAATAGTATTCATGATGTTGAATATTTTCTCGTAAGTCTTAGTGTTTACAGGCCATACCTTGATTCCTGACGATTCCTTTCCTCTTATTAGAATAGGGACATAGTAAAACTTTTGAGGAGAAAAATATTTAATAAATTGCTTGTTGTTCTCATAATCCTGTCTGTAAAGATTATTGGCAAATAATTCAGCCGGATCTTCTTTTTGGAAAGTTTTAGGAGATACAAACTCGTAATTTGCTAAACCTATCTTTGTGGTGTAATCTCTACCATGAATATAAACCATATAAAAAGGCCATTCAGGATCTTTTTTGTTTGGTACAATTCTAATAGTGGTAGAACTAGATGTAGGTCTCCAAATATAATCAAAAATGTTCTTACCTTTCTTTCTACCTGTAGGACCGGAGTTAGAAAGTTTACTCGCTTCTTGTTTGAAACGTTCTGCAAAATTACTCATAACTATATAAATTAAATGTTAGAAATATTCTTTTTGTAAAGAAACTTTAAGTCAATTATTCTCAATCCATCAGATCCTGTCACTATTAGGCAATTCTCGTAAGCATACCAGTCAATTTTATAATTAACATCAAGTTTACCATTATTCGATTGCTCTATAAGTATGTTAAGGCCATTTAGAGTGAATAAAGTTCCGGTTTCTTTATTTCTATGTAATATAAGGGTGGACGGAAGTAATGTAAAATCTTCCTCTCTGATAACATTGTAACTTAAAATTAGTTCATCATTATCGGATGCATTTCTAAAAACAAATACACTATCGTTTGTTATATCATAAGTGTTTCTAATAGTCTTCAATGTACTTTCTATAAAATGCGGGTGGCAAAAAGTACATAATAATTTTGTAGGTTTCCTCTCAATCATGTTTGCATGTTTTCCAAATCAAAAGATTTCATGTTAAAATAGTTTTTTCCAATTTTCACAGATGAGCTAAACCCAGAATCGTTTATAATCTTTTGTATTCCCCTTAATGTTTCCAATCCATCTTCTCTGTCAAAATCTAATAAGAAAGAATCATACACATATAATACGATTTGCGTTTTCTTCGACTGCAAATATACAATAATTTTACTAATAATGTCAAAAAAATGTTCAACTTCCATTAATTGTATAACATAAGAGAATAATTTTCCTTTTGTGTAGGAGTAATCATCTTTTAGATTCGATAGTTTTAAAGTTCTTACACAGTATGGAACAATAACTTCTTTATCTTGAACCATTTGACTATATATCGAATCCCTATATTTATACAATGCACTAAAGAAAGGAATCTTTTTAGCATCCCCCCTTTCAGAATAAATATTAGTGAAAGTGATTTTTTTTGCCTCATCGTATTCTTGCGGGGATATATTATTCTTCTTGAAATACATCTTTGCTAAATACATGTGAACATCTTCTTCTTCTAATGTATATCCAATGGCCTTTGCAATCAGATATAAATGAAATGACTTAATATCAAATTCCACTAATATTCCTCTATCATGCCTAGAAATGAATCCTAAGCGATGTTTTTCATCTTTTGGTATTGCGCTAAGGTTAATACCATTACATGTCCCTACGGGCCTTCCTGTGGCATTGTAGAGCATGTATTTAGGATGTAGTAAAGATGTTGTTAATTTCTTATTGTATACTTCATTTATTTGAGGAATGTCAATGCAAATTCCATTATCTCTAATATGATTTAAAGATGATAGAATAGATGTATATTTTTCAATGACAGATGATTTCTTATCCAATGTGCTTAAATAGGATAGCTGACTATTAAAACATCTTAAGAACATGTAATATGGAATATAGATGTTATAAGATGTTGATGGATAATAAAATCTTTTGTACTTAGATGTAAATGAATATAAATC